TGAAGGCGTGGGAGAACTGATGCCAGTTGTAACTCCTGAGAAAGACGGATTAAGTAATTCCAAGTTTGCAACAACAAAGATAAAATCAGAAGGCAAACGTAGCGTATTACTATACCGTTCATCATCTTCCCAATGGGCTCCTTTTGCTATCAGAGTATCATGTATATCCACAGGTGAACCATTAAGTGATTTTTGCGTTTACATTGCTGGTAATACTATGGAATTACAAGATTCTACAAAAGTATATGTCAAATACCTATATGGACAACCCAATAGCGATACATACCTAAAAATGAAATACGAAACTGACCATAGAATATCCATATACTTGACCTCGGACAATTCATTAGGTGATAGAACTATTGTCAGAGAACTGATAGTTAGAGATTCAATGTACGATATGGCTACACAAGATGATGAAATTACCGGACTAGCAGATTGCACTATTGTGCAATAGGTTTTATCTCCTTGTATGATTCGTCTATGAAACCAATATCTTTAATTATATCGCATTGGGTACTGCAATCGTATTTAAAGTAAACAGATTGCCCTTGTACTACAGTGAATACTACGTAAACATCCCAATTCTTATAAACCACTTTTATATCGGTAAACCCGGATGGTATGGAATAAAACTCTCCGACTATTCCATCGGAAGGTACTTTGTTTGCGTAGGTTGCCAATCGAACCCCTACGTTGTAGAAATTATGGCTGCCAATGATATTGAGACTTACTCCGTTCCATTGGACTTGATGGGTATAATGGATTGCAAAAGAGTTTGTAACACGTAGTTTTTTCCATATCAGTTCTCCCACGTCTTCAAAACCGATGTGGGAGAACTATTACCGATTGCGACCCCAAGCAAGAACGGTTTAGTCGATAAAGAAATGGCACCATTAAGCGTTGAAAATGGAGTTCTAAAAGTCAATCTTATTTCAGAGTATGGAACTCCTACATTTTTAATTTCAATATATAGTTCAGCAAGTATAGGAATTTTTCTTCTTGCTGCACAAACCTACAATCAAAAACTTGGAGGAAAATGTGTGTGTATCGGAGAAAATAATCTTTCCATATATGTTGGTACTAAGAATATATACATAGAACCTCATGAATATAGTAATATGAACGTTTGTATTATTCCTTTATCAGACCATTCTGGAGTTGAAAGCGTTGAAAAAATGGAGTTTGAAGACTTAGATGCAATCAAAGATAAGTTGACAAAAATTGTTCCTATTGCATTGGGGTAATAGATTAGTAGAAGGTTAATACCCTTCTACTAATTCTGTTTTACATTGCCTACAGAGTATCAACATCTACCGCTTGTGTGCACCCTTCAGGAAGGGACTCCTGCTTTTGCAAGTTGAAATAAAAGTCTTTTGCCATGTGGCTATAGCTCAATATAGACACAGTTATATTCGCTGGTGCATCAACATACACATTAATGCCTTTCTCGTTATATTTGGCGTAAAATTTGGCTTCCTGGGTCCCTTTTATTAAGGATTTGTAGTTTGCCTTAAAATTCTCGTCACCGGTTCCTATTATCTGTAGTAAAGAAACACCACTTTGTTTGAAAGATGTATGATTCACTGAAATGAGGAAAGTGCATAAGAAGTTATTATTGGGCAGTGTTCCAATGCACCATATTCCGCCACTATTTGAGAAATTAGGTATCAAATTATACTTCTGCAATCCGTTTTTCTGAGAAGTAGCGATACCAATCAGTTCTCCCACGTCGATTTATGGATGTGGGAGAACTGTTCACTTCTTTAGGACTTTTCCCATTTATGCAGCGTGATATAATTCAAGGAGAAATGTCCCCCGATGACATACGTACAAGTGGAATGTATGACGTGGGGAATTCTACCACTATGCCATTCAATTACGGTGGATTACTTGTATTTAATACTAAGACTTTAACCATTCAAACAGGTGTTGATTTACAGGGAAAAACAATTTGTATACGGGTAAGTTGGAATAATGGGCCTTGGTCCTCATGGAACAATTTTACATTCAATCAGCAAAGCATTTAATCAATTATTTTGGTCGGGAATATAACTCCCCGGCCAAAATAGCCAAATCATACTTCAACAGCATCTATTGCATCCTGTGGAAATTCTTTAATTACTTCATTCTTAAATTCCAGTCTCGAAAAGTCTGATGTAGATAGAATTGAAATCACCGGGTCATTGCTTTCAATATAGATATTCAAGCGGTTATCTTCTGTTTTCTTATACTTTAAATTAAGGAGAATCAGCTCATGACTTTTAGGGATTAAGTAGTGATAGCGAACCGAAATATATTTATCATCTACGCCATACATAACCTGTACAACAGCAAGTGTATTCTGAGCTACATAAGTGTGCCGGGTTGAGACTAAGAAGTTGACAACACACTCTTGACTTACAGTCATTAATAAGCATTTTGCATTCATCCAAACCGGAACCATTTTCTTATCCCAAAGTCCATTCTTTTGAAAGGTAGCCACTGGTATCAGTTCTCCCACATCGGTTTTGAAGACGTGGGAGAACTGATTGGTACAACTACTATTGAAAAAGCGGGGTTGTTATCTCCGGATTTATTCAAGGTATATCCTCATTTTGTAAATGCTTACGATTCTGTATATAAGATTGCAGACAATGTGACTGACTGGTATCGTGCCCCGATAGCGGTCTTATGCAATGATTCTGCTGATACGTGCATGGACTTTTTATCATTTATATACATACCAGATACAGGTTTGGCGGCTTCCTTAAAAAGAATTTTAAAAAAGCCGCTTCAAGTAAAATACTACATAAAAGGACGTGACCTATTCGTATCATTTACATTCAATAACGAGTTACCTAATCATGCGTATATTTTATCGCCTCACGGTGTCCAATTGGTCGGAACACCGGACATCATCGACGATAGCTTCACGGAGATAACGGAGAAGCTATAACGGGGTTTATTGTGCGGCAGTTGGCCACGGCTTGAATGGTTTTTCACCTTCTTTTACACGAACAAATACCTTTCCGTTGCCGGCCGAAAGCCGTTGCGTTATATAACCGTCATAGGAACGTACTTCAAATAGACCAAAACAGTCGTTAGTCGGCATATTTTGCCACACTCCGCCCCATAGGTTTACGAAGTATGTTCCTGGTGTTGTATATTGGTCGGCATCTTTGAGGTCAGACCGCTTCTGTTTGATAGCTCCACCATCGAGCAGTTCTCCCACAACTTGCGCCAGGTCCTCTTTATTGATTAAAATCGGATTGCGGTCCTTATCCAAAGCACGTACATAATTTATCTCTTTTTTCTGGGGAAGTGCGCTTTCGACTTCCTTCATCGTTTTAATTGCTCCCATAATTATTGAATTTAAATTGAACATTATTTTAATCTTTTCTGAACACCACATCCTGAATCTTCCAGTTCCAGGTCTTGTCGTCCTTCTTCCCGCTATTATGGAAATTCAAGGCTGACTTAATGATATTCTCTTTTAAATCATTTTTCTTGAACTCGACTTCCGCCTTCTGCGGAAATTCCTTTACCTGCGCGGTATCTACCGAGATAATCAGCGCAACCAATAATGTGTCTAACATAATCCTTTTTATTACATTAATAATCGAATACCAATCTCCTTAATACGCTGCCGACCGCTATGCCGGCAGCATCCGCAAGTATGTCCAGCCAGTCTCAGCCCGAACCGACCTTGCAGTTCTTCCTGTACATCCAGTCAGCGGCTTCTTTCGTCACGCCTGCCGTAACGGCACAGAGTTCACCCACTGTCAGGGTGATGACAAGGCATGCAAGAAAATGCAGCAGCTTGTCGTTAATTCTTAAAAACATATCCATACATTTTTTTTTAATTATGGAACCGGAAACGCTATAAAAGTATTTTCTGAAATACCCAACACACCCCATATTGCCAATGCTCCTGTAGATGAAATACACTCCAAATGAATACAGCCGTTTCCGGGAACATATATACCAGGTTCACCACTACCAAATATCTTTACTTTCCCATCAGAAACATTAAAGATAGTAAGAGAGCGTCCACCCCAAAAATCGTAATTAGAAGACAAAGCCACTTGAGACAAAGCACTGGTTATTACCATGTGGTCCATAAAGGTATCCGCTGTATCAGGGACTTTCCATATCTGCCCATTTTGAGAAATCCCAGGGGTAACACCCCTCTCTATAGTGACCTTATTCAAATGCACCTTTCCCGAAAAGTCCACATCACCTTCCTTTGTCCAGCTTACCGCTCCATTGGCTAATTTCCCGCTTCCATCCTTATTCAAAAGGGTTTTCCCACCGGCAATATTGACACTACCACTTTTTAAATCACCTGTAAAAGTCCCGTCTGCGCCATCCAGGTGCTTCACCCGCAGATTATCCACGTCGATGAGGTCTGCGTCTATCTTCCTGGCAAGCAAAAGCTGCGTACCCAGTAGCGGGTATTCCTGGATAGATTTCCAGGAAGTAGTGTCCGGGTTCTGGGCCACATCGTCGAACGGGTGCATCTCACTGTTTCCGGCCACCGGATTCATCCACATGAATACAAAGCCCTTGTCCTTATCCAGGAAATATTCCCCATTCTTATACTTGAACGGCAGCGGTTTCCAGTCACCCTCGACCGGGAACGGGGACGGGTTCTGACGCACAATGCTGGCCCTCTTCTGAGCAAGAAGGGTCTCGCGGGCACTATCACGGTACGCTTCCACAATCACGGAATCCGCATTGCCCCATTTGTCAGAAGGAAGGTAGTATTCCCATTCGGACGATGCACCGGGGGAATCCGCCGTACCGAGGTCCTTGCCGGCCGACTGGACATGCAGCCGCCAGAATACATCCAGCAGGGCCGCATCAGCCCCGCTGCGGTGCAGGGCTTTCAGCTTCAACGGCACCATCTGTACATTGTTGCAGTCCACAGAGATGGCAGCCGGCTGGCACTCGATGTCAACGTATTCCACCGGGTCAGGCTCGCTGACAGCTACGATACTCAAAACTGCCGTTACCATCATAGCTCAATGGGATTAGTATTCGTGGCAATTACTCTGAACGTCTTGGCCCGCGCCGCATCCGTATAGGTCAGTGCAATGTCCTTGCCCTGGAACTTGTTGCTATCCTTTCCCGACAGTGTGAACGGATTGTTCTCGCCATCGAATGTGGCGAAGTCCCAGCTTGCCACCGCCACTTCCTCTCCGGACTGGCGTTTATAGGCATACGGAATAAGAGTTCCCGTCTCTCCCGGATATATCTGCCCGTCAGAAGCAAGCCCCTTGACCTTGAATGCCGCCAGTATAGGGTCACTAAGGTCGAACACGGTAATGAAGCCCTTTGCAATGACCTTCGCATTCTGCACCGCCTCACAGCTAACGACCAGCGAACCGTCAATATCATTCGCGGCAATGTTCTGGGTTCCCTGAGTTCCGAGGTTGGCCTCTCCCGATGGCAGTTGCTTCTTCCATTGCAACGTAATGTTCCCCAAATCGTTGATAAGGTCTCCGCCGCTGTACAGCGATGCCTTCAACGCCAGCACTTCGGACGGATTGATTATCTGCGTACCCTTGTCAGAAGTAATGAATAACTCATACTGTTTACCCGATGATTCCTGGATGACAACATCAGTCGCAAGTTCGTTGAACGAGACCGTATGCCCGCCGATTTCAACTTCACCGGAAACGGTTATGCGGTCATTGTCATATCCGGAAATGGGCACGAGGTTCTTCATGACGCGAAGTCCCGTCATGGGATAGGACTGCGAGTCCACACTTACATTGTATCCGGTTACGCGTTTGAACATGCCGACAAACTGTTCCGTAGTACACAGCCCGTCCTCCCCGAATGCAAGTTCGGTACCGTTGTACTTGAAAACAAGCCTGGAAGGAATAAGGATGCGCCCGCTGCTCACGTCACGTAACACGACAATGACAATAGGGCGTTTGTCCTCTGCGAGTGCTTCAAAGTCCGGCGTATACTTGTCGCTACCCTTTGTCCATGCTTGGATAAGAGGTCCGTTATCCACGCGTACATACCCGTTGACGGTTGTTCCGTTGCTCACCGCCACGATAGCCAGTGAAGCGGTCACTTGATTCTGATTCATCGCTGGCCTCCTTTCCTTTTTCCGTCAGTCTTTGCCCCGGCCGGCTGTTCCGGACCGGTCACGCTGCCACCACCCTCTTCCGACGCCCCGCTGTCGCTGTCCGGATTCGGTTCCTGACTGAAACCGGGGTCTATTTCCTCTTCCTCTCCGGGTGTCACGCTGAAACCGGGGTCGATGTCCTCTGAACCCTGCATCGCTTCCTGCTGTTTCTCTATCAGTTCCTTTAACTCACGTGCCGAACCGATGATGTCGATGTCAAGAAGAGTACCCACATTCCGCATCTCACTGATAGGAATGTACACCCTGCCATCCGGAAGGGTATTCATTATCCCAAAGAATTTGCCTTCGAGCTTTGCCTTTTCTACAATTACGTACATATTGATTAAAGTTTAAAGTTGTTACTCAATTATTCATATACAGGCCCCGTGGCAATGAATACCGTCTGTCCGTCAACCTGCGAGGATATAACGGCGCCTTCCTCATCGCCCATCAGGGACTCACCTGTGAGAAGCCCCACTTCCGCCCGCACATGGAAGATATATTTTGCCGGGAAACCCTTGTCCGCCGGAATGAACTCCAACGTCCGCCCGCCGGTTGCCAGCACCTTCTCCGGCTCGCCCGGCTTGGCACTCTGGCCTTTCCATGTGATGCGGAAAAGGTCATCGTACTCTGTACCGTACTCGCGGCGGTTGTCGAAGATGCGTATTTCATAGGCGCTCGGCTGCTGCATGTCCTCCGACAGGGTGAAACCTTTCGTCTGGATAATTTCGCAATTGAGGGAAGCTGCCATCTCCGTCTTTACCTCAATTACCACTTCCAGCCGCCCGTCCGTAGGGGCCTGCGGTCTGCTGCCCGCATACTCACAGGCACGGCAACGGAAGCTTGCACCGGTGACATACTTCGCCTGATACATCAGCTTTCTTGTATATACACCGTTCACATCATGGCAGACAATACCGGGGTCATCCGGCGTAACCGGGCGGTATGCTCCGTCTTCAAGAATGTCCCAGAAGTATGCGGCGTGTTCATCATCCACCGGTTCAGTGCCCGTATAGAGCTGCGGTTCTATCTCCCTGTCCCAATAGCCGGAACGGTCGGCCAGGCGAAGCGGGTCGGTCACCATCACGGAATCAGCCTTCAGGCGCAACGAATACGCCTTGTTGTCATAAAGATGCGCATAGGACTTTACGCTCCGTTCACAGCGGACCTCGCGGTTCGTGCGCGGGTCCGTGAATATCGCGATGCCGAAATACTCCACCGGCTTCTCCGGCGGAATGTTCTTCCGGATGGTAAGCGCATATTTGGGCACACCGCCGCTACCGTCGGAAATGCTGTAATACTCACCCTCGACGATGCGGTTGGCCGACTTGTCACGGGGTGCGCCCTCGAACCACTCCACCCCCGTGAGTTCCATTTCACCGAATACCGTCTTCTCGTCGAATGCCGATACCTTCGGCACGATGACCAGCGGTGTCAGGGTCCGGTCGGGACTGTATTCCCGCAGTTCCTTGTCATACGTCTGCACGGGACTGCCCGACAATACTATTATCTCTCCCTGAAGGGAAAGGGGGTCAACGTAAATACGGCCCCACTGCTTGTTACTCTTTAATCCCATATACCTATAAATTCTTATACGATGTCAAATCCTAAATTCTTATCCACTTCCTCCAACCTGCCGTTTACCGGAAAGAACACCCGGCAGGTGAATATCACGGACTTGCTGACAAAACCGAAATCCGAACCGACCCCGTGCTGATTCCCGTTGTCAATATGAATGGCAAGCCTGTTGCCATCCACGTACTCAGGCGTCCAGAGGTTATCTGCCGGAACATTGCCACTGTTGCGGAACCACTCCACTTCGGTAGCATCGTCCGCCATCACATCATCCGTTATGTCAATTGTACCATAGAAAACGCGCCCGGAAATCACCTCATCCACACCACCTATAACAAATGCCTCCCCGCCTGAAATGGAGAGCTGGAGCGAATACCTGCTGTCGCCCTCAAGGAGTCCCCATGACGGGGAGTTCCATTTCGGTTCGTCGGTTGTCTTGTCCTTCAGACACCCCCACTTGCAGCCAAGGTGGTAGACCGTATGCTGTTCCAGCAGGGTATATTCGCTGCCGGAAGGCTTCGACAACTCGTACTGAACAAAACGGTAAGGAGCGCCGCTCTGGGCCGTTTCCAGCGACCAGATACCCCGGTCTACCTTGTTGGGTATGACATCGCCGTTGTGGTCGAGTTGGTAGAATTTCTCGGCAATGACTGTCTGTGCCATGACGCCTGTCTCATTCTCGGAAATCGGCAGCTTTTCAAGTGCCTTGGTACGGGGAAATCTGCCGATACTGATTGAGTAGTTGTAGTCTTCCAATATCGGCTTATACACGTTGGACAAAAACATGATGCGCCCCTCACGCGAAGAAATCATCCACGACTGTGCCCGCCCGTTAAAGCCGCCCTCTTCAGGAAGCGTACTGTTACCCCTGCGGGTTACGTTGTAGCCGGCCAACGGCGGATAGTTCGTGCCTCCAGGCACTTCGCTGTCCGGATAGAGCACGACCGTTATGCTATTCTCCTGCGCATTGGTGGTAAGAATACGCATCCAGCTTGTATAATAGTCGGAACCGCCCGTTAGTAATGTATTAATGATGGAAAAGCAGACATCATTCTCCTGGAACTTCATGAAGTCGAAGTCCGTGCGTTTCTCTATTTTCAAACGATAGGTGCTCTCGCCCAAATCCTCCACGGATTCTATCTTACCAATCTCGGTAAAGGAGTAGTCAGACTCCATTCCTTGAATCTGATTGATAATAAGGTCAAGCACTGACAGTGAACCGCGCACTTCCAACCGTTCTACCTGTGCCCGGCCATCAGGGAATATCCCTGCACCCTTGCCGGCAATCATACTGTCTACGAATTCGCCGAACTCACCGCCTGCGAGGAACTTTATTAAAAATTCTGTTTCATCAGGTTGATTTTTATGGAGATAAATATTTTTAAGGTCATCTATTAAATCAAGGATACCGACAAACGTTCGTCCTATACGTTCTGCACTATTCTCTCCTGCAAGAGTAGCATTTCGCACCTGCAAGGCCAACTTCTTCAATATATCAAAAGTATCTGCCATTATTCACCCAAGATTCTACATGCTACACGGTTTGCTGTCAATCCACCATTTCCTTTATATAGAGGAAAAGACTTTCTATTATCATTCAAATAGCGTACACACTCCTTTAAATATCGGTCTGCTATAGAAAATGCATCATTATAAGCCATAAGTTTCTCTTTAAAATCAGAATGAGACGAATACTCGTTATCTTTATGCATAAATCCTAAACGGGTAACACTACCATCCCCATTCTTTACTATACGGGCATAAGTATAATAAGCTAAAGCGGCTTTTAACCCCACAAAAGAGCGTCTTCCACCACATTCTACATCATAAGAACTTCCATCAAGTAGCTCACTGTAATTATCTGGATGTTCTTTCACATCTAAGAATAGTGCATCACCCAAAGCCGATTTCACATCAATATTCTCTGACTCTCGGATATATGTTTCTATCTTTTCCGTATCTATATGTACTGACATCGTACGGGCCAACTTAGAAACTTCATCCGTTGTTATTAGATACTGCTGCATTTCTTACGTATTTAAGAGGTTGTACACTAAAGTCATTAGAGGGATTAACAGGTTCATACCAATGTTCAAAGATTTTCTGAAAAGCACGTTCAACCATTCGCTGTTGTTTTGATACGATAGAATTATAATATTCAAAGGCATCTTCCAATATATCACCGGAAAAACCCACTTTACCAATACGAATACAGTACCAAGGTTCTTGTCCGAAAGCAGAATAAATACGTTCTACCACACTGGCATCAGTCACAGTAAATTCTTTATCATAATTTTTAGAACTGATATCCACAAACTCCGGCTTTTCTTCATCAGATTCTAAAGTAACTTCCAATATTTTTGCAGCATTAGTATCTCCTTGAAGTTGTATAACGGTATCTGAAAAGCCTGTATCTTCGCTTTGCTTATCTTCTCTTATCGGATTCCCTTCTTCATCAAGATGTACCGGAGAAACACCTTTCTTGGTAACAATCATTCCAGAAGGCATAAAATTACAGCGAACATTACGATATTTTACATTTGCAAGCCCTTCATCCGTACTCATTTCCGTAATCACCCGGTCAGCCCTTCCGACAGGATACACAAATTTTCCAATGTTACTAATCCACAATATCTGTCCTTTATAGTTTTCAATTCCCCCAGCAGCACGAATCTGTGCATACACCACTTCTTTACAAGGATTAAAAACATCTATGAACTCTACATTATCCGGTATAACCTTAATAGCCTTACCATTACGGGTTTTCTTTCCACTCCAATCAGGGTGAACCGCAATCTTAGCAATATATCCGTTTTCATCTTCCTCTAATAAACGGCAATTTTCAAAGGGAACATGCTGTATCTCTACTATATCAGCAAACATATTATAGTTCACATGTATTGCTATCCCATCATAATCTGCAATATCCCTACATACAAAAGCATGGATATCATCAGTTGTATCACCACAACGATTAACTACATATTCAGAAAAAGTGACCTCACGAAAACCATTCCCTTCTATAAAATTGGCATAACGTTCCACACATTCACTACCAGTTGAACTAGCAGCGATGATATTCCTTAAATGTTGAGGATATAAATTATCATCACCATAGCTTTGGATGCCAAGATTACGTACGTACCCCGTATCAACACGCCTATTACTTTTCTTCTTTAAATCATTTACATTCATCGCTTCGTGAGGTCATTTATTATTCTACCATTTCTCCTGCTACTTCTTTGTCTGCAGTTTCCTTCTTTGATTCAAGAAGGGATTGAGCCTTTTTTATATGGGTATCCAAT